CTGACTCGCTTTCACGAACAGTAATCTCAGCCTCCAGGGTACTCCGTATGTCGTCATACGTTACGGACTCGGACTCGGCCTGTTCAACTGCTGTGCGACATGAGCGCATAAGCTCACGAAGCTTTGACTTCTCAGCAATCGTCTTGGCTAAGTAACCTGACTGTATGGACGTTGTAGCCCTGTTCATAACAGAGAATACACCAGCCATACCCCCGACCTCATCAAGCCCTCCAGAGGCTTTCAGATGCTCCGAGAAAGCAATCTCGTCAAAGGGTTCATTGGCACTTGCCACCTCACCCAATGCACGAAACATTAACTTTCCCCGAAGTGTATAGAAGTCATCCGCTGTTACAAGCTGGCTGACCTCGTCATAAATAGAACTATCTCCATCAAGGAGACAGGTAGCGATTAGTTTTTCTTCAGCGTCTTCGCTATGTGGCTGGTTGTGAATCATTAGGTCGTTCATTCTCAAGTAGTACTTTCTCTTTTAACGAACGAAGAACTTGACCCAATGCGTTGTGTTTAACCCGGTTCTCCTCGTGCATTTTATGTGCTTCAATCTCATTGAAAAGATTGATGGATACTTCGGCAGCTTCTAGGATTTGTTTCATTTCGTTTTGGTATTTATTTAATTGATTCATATAGTAGTACTTGTACTCCCCACCGAATTGTGAGGAGCCAAGTATTCTAACATGACTCGTTACTTGTTCTCTTCTCTTTCCAGCATCCCTATGGCTATCAACGAGTAACCAATTAGGTCACGAAAGATGTCTTTCGATTGGTCGCCTTTGGATGTGACTGAGAGAGAACCATCAGAACAAAGAGCCTTTGCCCTTTGGAATTTATCCTGCATCCTGACACATATACCAGTCAGGGGATGAACATTGAACTCAACTGACTTGTCGAAGTTAGCGAAGGGGTTATCGCAGGTCTGACCTCCAGTGTAGTCGTTGTTCTTGTCAGCAGTTAAGGCAAGGATGGAAGTGACCTCCGCATTGCGGAAGTCCTCCCACCACTCCTTATCGAACTGAACTTCCTGCTCCATTAAAACGGAGTGTCGTCATTTGTTGGCACGGTTGCAGACTTGGGCTGTTCCGTGCTTGGAGAACTTGCTCCCTCAACAGGATTGACGGCCAGAGACATCATTGCGATGCCACTCTTAGCGGTCTTCTTCCATCCCTTGAGGTAGTAGTCCTTACCCTCAATATTAATCTTACCAGTATAATCCGGGTGATTAGGTTTATCCTTGCGGTCGTTAACAAAGAAAACGCCGCTGTTAGTATTATCGTATTCTGACATAATGTATTATTTATCTGGGTTGTTTTGTTCAGCCAAGTACAGATTGAACCTGGCTAAGAGTGAGTTGAATCGCTTGTCGGTTTCATCGTCAAGGTTATCAATTTGTTTTTGTAAAAGAGCATTCTCGATTTCAAGATTGTGAACCCTCTTGTGAAGTTTGTTGCATTCATGTGCTAGTTGTTGCTGTGATACTCCGAACATAATTATGAGTGACCCACTGGTTCAACTGTATGGTTATTCATCAGGCTCATAACCTCACTGGGCTTGAACCTAAAGACACGCTTGTTCATCCGAATAGGATTCAGCTTGCCTTGCTTAACATACTTGAGTATTGTTCTGTCTCCAAGTCCGAGAATATCGCAGACCTCTGATGTTGATAGTAGTTTTTCCATAATTAGAATCCTGCTTGTGTGGTAGGCTTGGCCTGCTTCTTGCCGTGGTCATTGGTAGCGTCAGCGTCCTTGACATCGTCAATAGCGAACAGTCCGTTCAGTGCGTACTTGCGAGCGTAGCTGCTGGCTGAACCAGTAATCTGCGCATCGTCCATACCCTTCTTGACCTCAGCCTCACGAGCGAAGCCGGTTGAACTGACAACAGCATTTGAGTCATTTGAATCAAGCAACTCACAGGTAGCCTTGACGTAGACACGACCACCGACCTCAACGATTTCATCGTGGATGATAAGTGAGCATTCCCATTCAGCAAGTAATGGTTTCAGTGCAGTAAGGATGTCCTCACAGGAGCGGTACTTGTACCCTCCGAATTTATTAGTCTGCCCCTTTGGAGCTTTGAGGGATGACTGAATGCCCTGTAGTTTTTGATGTAGGTTTTTATTACTCATATTTATTTTTAAGCAATGAACGGTAGAGAGCCGCTCGGTGTTTTTGATTTGTGCAGGATTCGAGTTCTTCTTTACTCGCCCCCATATCACGTAGAGTGAGGACTTGTTCTTCTGATGTCAAGCCATTCCTAAACTTTCGTGTAAGTTGTGTAAGACCTACGGGGTGAAGGACTTCTGTGACTGAACCCTCAAGATAAGAGGCCATTGCCTCCAGAGTTACAGGTAAAAATTCTTTATCACCCTTGCACATCTTGAAGTAGAAGTTCTCAACCTTTCCCAGCAGACTGTTGGCTTGGCGTGAGATAACGCCACGGACCATGCCGGTCTGGTGGTCGTGGTCAAGTACCCAGTCGTCAGTCTTAATGCTGAGGATGGGGCAGCAGATAGGCTTGTGCTTATCTCTGTATTCCTTGACCTTGTTCTGAGTCAGGTAGCTCATAGTGAGTTAGTTGGTTCGTTATTGAGTCCAGCAATCGCCTGATGCAGTTGCAGAATCTCGTCACGTAGTATTTCGTTTTCACGTTTAAGTAGAATGACATCTACCTTTACTCCTCGGTAAGCTTCCTCGTATTCCTTGACGGAATTGAACTGAGGTACTCGTATCTTGTCTTCTGATGTATCCATATTATTTTTTGTATTTTGGGAGGTTAAAGTCTTTGCGCCACTTGACTACAGTTGTTTGGTGAACTCCGTTCTCATCGCAAGCGACCCAGCACTTTGTTCCGTTTCTGCGAGCCGCATCGACCCGGTTGACGATTGCTATCTTTTCTTCATCGGGTAAGAACTTTTGGCATCTCTGTTTCTTTTTCTTTTGGAATTTAGTGCCCTGGATAAAGTCCCTTGTGCCTGCCTCGGCCTCAAGTTTCTCGTCATCCTCAACCGCCTTGGCTATTTTTTCTTCAGCCCATCGCATGAAGTTACTGATTGAATTTCCGTATGTGTATGTTTGCATTAGAATGTTGTGTTGTATTGATATATTAGTTTATTGATTGGTAGTAGAACACCCAGTGATGTATTGTTGTCACCGCCCTTAACTTCGGCAGCAGTCCCCATTAGTGGAGAAACAATGCTCATTAGGTTTTCCTTTGATAGGATTATAAATAACTCTCCGATGTCGAATGCGTAGTACTCGGACTCGCTTGTTGCGATACCCGAAGGCTTGCCTCGTGATTCAAATTCGATGAAGAGGTTGCCGGTGTTCCGAGCCATGAGGTCACGTTTTACTTCAACCTTTTTGTTCTCAAAGATTTCTGCGAGAGCTTTCTCGGAAACCTGTCCGACCTCCAGGTCGTATCTAAAATCAGAGTTATAATCCATATTAGTTAGTTAGTTATTTGTTCAACGGACAGAATCTTTCCTGTACCGCCACGTTTAAATCTGCACCTGCCATCCTTCTCAGGATTGACTTGTAGTAAGAGACGGACAGCGTCCTTCTCGTTGTGCGCCCACTTGATTGCTGCACTTGTGTTGCTCTCAGCAGGCAGTTCGTCAACTCGGTATGTTATGTAGTACTGTTTCATTACATCCTTAGTAGCCAGTAAAGCTCGGCACATTTCTTGGCTACCTTGATTCCCTTCTCCATCTCTTCGGGAGTCCATACCTTGTGGTGGTGTTTCTTGGTGTCGCAGTCAATAACGACCGAGATACATTTGGGAAGGTAGCTTAACTTGTGTTCACGTGACAGCATCCATGACTCAACCGCTAACTGCTGGCAGTCCTTGTCGTAGACCTTGGCCTTACCCTTGGTGTTGGTGCGGCACTTGTAGTCAGCTAAGAACAACTGACCCTCGGCATCGTGTCCGATGAAGTCAACCGAGCCGGCAATCTTGATACGATTGTCAGCAATGATTTTCTCACAAGCAACTGGCTTCACGTTGTTATCCTGGACCCAATCATAGAATGGTTCAGCCCAGTCATCAAAGTCACGGCCCTCTGGAAGCTCACGCATCCTGTCCCATATTAGAGATTCGACCATGTCCTCGATTGTCTTGTGGACTGCCGTGCCAAACTCGGACGATGGAATCGTCTCACCAGTTTCGGGGTGAGTACGGAAACCATATGTCATTCGTTCAAGCTCCTGCCATTGAAGGCTTGGGTGCTTTCTAGCTAGTTCAACCATCATTCGTGGTTTGTATATTGAATCAAGGAAGGCATCCTTCACGATACCTAATACTGTGGTAACGGAAGGATAAACCTTGTTGACCTTGCGAGCCTGTGCCGGTGTCTCAATGTCGGGTTCAAACTCAGGTTGTTTGATGTCGGTGCAATTATAGAAGTGAGCCATTATAGTTTATCGTCATGGATTACTTGTGACATGAGTTCGCGGAATGCTCCACGAATCTCTGACTTGAGTGGGTGCTTGCCAGTAACTACATCGCCTATCTGCTTGAGTGTTTCCTTCTCGTAGCAGTAGACCTCACTAGTGTCATCGGGACGCTCATAAATACTGAATGCCAAGGTATCTTGATTATCAATTAGATAGTCAAGTATCTCGATGTCACTGGCCAGTGGTAGCTGGACTTGTTCGGGGATGATGTACTTGTCGCCATCCTGCAGCTCATGGAAGTAAGCGTCCTTGAAAACAAGAACTCCGCTTATCTTTACTTGAACTTGTATATGCTCTCCGTTGGAAAGCTGTTGCCCTTGTGGGTATGTATGTACTTTTATGGTGCTCATAGTGTTTATTAGTTAAAAAGAATCAATTAAACCTAACAGGCTCTTCCCATACTGCCGTGGGTCTACCTCATTTATTCCAGGAGGGGTTCAAGCTTTCTCCGCAGGAGTCCGAGGACTTTATTCCTTTGGCATAGTATTCAATTGATAGTGCAGAAATTATTTATTAGTGTTATAGGTTTCTGATTCCTTTGAGTTGCTCCTCAAGTAAATTCTTCTGAGCGTACTGCCAGGTGAGATGAATAATGTAAGAGGTTACATCGTCAATGCCTATGCCCTTCATGTCCATCATTT